CGCCTGGGCCACCGAACGAATGTTCTCCACATCCTTCGTCAGCACCGCGCCGACTTGGCTGGTGAGGACGTCGTTGACATACCACTTCAAGGGATCGCCCGCCTTGAACTCCGGATGGATCTCGATCTCGGCCGACGGAAAGTCTGACAACGGGCTGTTGCCGACCCGGATATCCTCGATGAGAAGCGGGCCGTAGCCGAAGTCCATCAGCAGATAGATGGTCTGCACAGGACCAGACGAAATGACGTAGGGGTCCGCTGCGAAGGGGGGAATGAAGCGATGTCGCCCGTAGACCCTCGGAACAGATCCGTAACGCTGCACCGAGTTGGAGCCCCCCGTGACGCTGTAGGTCTTGCTCTCATCTGCAGAGAGGCTGCCCGATCCACCGCCGCCCGTGCCGAGGGTCTTGCGGCCAAGAGACCCCGGCTTGATCAGCGCGCCGATGGCGAGGCTACCCGCGATGGAGATACCGGCAGCGATCACGGCGCTGACCGCAGTTCCTGTCGCGGTTGCAGCAAAGGCGGTCCCGAAGATAACGCCTGTCAGGTATGGGGCAACGACAGAAGCAACGATCATGATGGCGATCGCCGCCACGGCAGCGATGATCCCTTTTCCGTGCCCCCCTCCGCCGCCACCGCCTGCGGGGCGAAGCGCGATCATCACCCGTTGACCGGGCTTCGGCCGGGCACGGTGCCAGAACTCGCGATAGACCTCATGCCCATTGATGGTCACGACAGTCCAGGGCCGCAGAGGCTCCGACCAGTCAACGACCGCCAGCATCTCGTCGATCGTCAGGCCCTCGGCGAGAATGTGGGTCTGCGCTTCCGAAGAAATGATCTTCGGGCGGGTGATTAGTTCCATCGGCCGACCCTCACGATATGGCGGCTCCAGTAGCCGCTCAAGACCTTCTCGGTGCAGGACTCTCTACCCCGAAGAGTATGGAGCATACGTCCCCCGCCGATGTAGATGCCACAGTGAACAGGCAACCCGCCCACCCTAAGCGCCAGCACATCAAAGGGCTCCAGGACAGCACCCTCCGGGACAGTCTGCCATCCGGCCCATCCACGCTGGATATGCTCGTGGATGTCCTTGCCCTCAGCGGACTCGTAGCCCTCGTAGCGGGGGATGAGAACTCTCCGCTCCTCCATGAAGAACAACCAGATGAGACCCCAGCAATCACAGCCTCCAAACGAAGAGCCGCGATCCTGATAGGGTATGCCGATGAAAGGGTTGAGATTCATGTGCCGAAGATCCCAGGGTTCTGCGATGGATCAAAGTCATGGGCGGGGAAGCCCGCCTGCCAGACTGTCTCGGCCATCAGCTTGCCGGAGACGGTCGTGTTGGTCGCCGAGGCCTCCCGAAGATATAGGCCCCCGCTCGCCATCACCACGTCGTTCGGCTGCGAAGCCATGATCACCTCGAGCAGGATCTCGGGCGCACGGACTAGCATCTGCACTCCCTTCCAGATGCGATCGTCCACATTGTCAATGGCGATGCTGGCGTCGTTGACCGTGCGGTCGTTGGAGTCTGGCAGCGCCAGGGTGAACGGACAACCGATGAACGTCACCCCCCTGGACACCACGTCCTCCGTGTTGTTCACGATATGAATATCCGCATCGTCGGGCATCAGCTTGATCGTCATCAAGACAAGGAAGACCTCGTCGGTGTTCTCAAGCTGCGCGGCCGCAACAGCCTGACGATCTAGGATGCGAGGCATTAGAGGATCATCTCCAGCGTCGCCGAAATATCGATCGTCGGCTTGGTATCGGGACTACCCGCGACCGTGGGGGGCTCCTTCCAGCGCGCCGTGCGGATGGCGCCGGTGTATGGATCCTTGATCGTGAAGGGGATGGCCCCGGCTCCACAGTCAACTTCGACGAAGTGATCGAAGGCGTCGCGTTGAGTCCAGCCGATCCGGAAGTTCACCGAGACCTCGGACCAAGTCTTCGTGAAACGACGACGGACCTTCGGAAATCCATCATCCACTTCACTGCGGAGCAGCGACGGATGCTTCTTCTCCGACCAGGAGCGAGGGCAGTCAAACGGCCAAGCAGAGTAGGTCGGCATCAAACCCTCCCAATGCGGGCGGCGCCGAAGGACGCCCCCATCGTATTGTCAAACTTCCCGGTGGCGATTCCCCGGTTGACGACTTCCTCGACAAAGATCTCAATGGTCTTGCCGCCCGAGCCGTCGTTGCTCTCACGGGCGGTGGCCCTCGTGTTCGGCGCATTGTTGAAGACGTTGACGGTGACTTCTCCGCTGCGACCCGCAGTCGGGAAGACGTAACCAGAAGATCCAGGCACGAAGAGTTCAGGCTGTCGCTCGCCGACGATATAGGGTTCGCCAGCCGTGACCTCGCCCCCCGCCATTCTCGGCTGGGGCATCATGAGATCGATACCGACAGCCCGCAACGAAAGCATGATAGCCCGGAAGATCATGGCATTGAGGATCATCTTCGCGATTGCCTTGGCGAAATCCTCCGCCATCTTGGCGAAGTTCGCGCTGCCCGTGGTAGCGAAGTCTACGATAGAATCGGCCAAAGCAGACGAGAACTTCGTCACACCGTCCTTCGCCAAATCATACCATGTTTGGAACTTCTGGCGCATACGCTCGAGAGTCGGTTCAATCTGGGCATCCGCTTGCTCAACGAAGGTCTGTCTAGCGGGACCAGCATTGGGAAACAGCAGACGAGACATATCTTCAATAGAGCGGCGGGCTTCGTCGATGCCTGTAGCCGGTCCGCGTCCGCGCTCGTTCAGTGCGTTGAAGAAGTTCCTAATCTGTTCTGTCGCATATCCTACGGCAGTCCGCATTCCTTCTGCGGCCATGGTATCGTCGAGGAAGAACTCCCGCAGGCCAGTCATGCGGTTTTCGGAAGTCATGTTCACCCGAAGTTGATCCAGAGGATCACCTTGACGCTGAACGAGCTCACGCAGCCGGTTGAGACGAGCGAGAGTTCGCGCAGCTTCGGTCTCCTCCCTGCGCTGCGCGGCCTCGGCTCGACGAGCATCGGCCGCACCGAGTTGGGCAATCTCACGATCGGCCCTCTCTTGCTCAAGTCGGATGGCGGCATTCATCTCGCCACGGGCTATACGATTCTCCTGCTCGCTGTGGCTCTGGCGATAGGTAGCGTATTGATCCATCAGCCCACGGATACGTTCGTGAGACTCTGCGCGAATGCGATACTGATCGCTGCCCGCACGACGAGCAGCTTCTAGCTCGCGAGCAAAAGAGGCTTCGGATGCGGTCCTGGCCGACTCCAGGTTATTCAGGTTCTGGATCGTGCTCTCGCGATCACCCTCGCTCTCGATACCGAGACGCTGGATCTCGAACCTTTGGATATCGGCTAGTTGAGCATCGATCTGTCGCTGTAGGGTTGCGCGACGAGCCTCGATACGACCTCGGGCCGCGTTCTGGCTAGGAGAATCTCCCTCGGGGGCGGCAGGAAGATCCCTCATCGCCTGGGCCAGACGATTCACCGCCTCCTGGGCGTTGTTGATATCGCGAGTCAATCCCCCAATGGTGTCGCGGGGGTTAGCCATCCCGGTAGCGACCGCCATCTGGCGGACATAGTTGCTCCCCATGGTGAGGACGCGGCTCAAGAACTCCGTTCCTCCGATCGCCGTATCGATGTTGGTGATGAAGGACATGGTGTTGGTGAGCAACGACTGGAACGATTGAGCCAAAGTCAGGGGGACACCCCTCATCTGCTCGGCCATGCGATCGCCTGCACGGATCAGGGCAGGCAACACGTTGGAAGTGACGAGGCGACCTTCCTCGCCCATCTTGCGGAGTTCGCCGACGCTGACATTCAACTCGCGGGCAAGCGCCTGCGCGAGGAGCGGCATGTTCTCCATGATAGAGCGAAGTTCGTCGCCCTGCAACCTGCCGGACGCGAGGCCCTGGGCAAGCTGAGTGATCGCCATGCCGCCTGACGCACCCGTCGACAGACGCGCGAAGTTCTGCAGCGTCTCGACCAACTTCTCCATGTCCCGAACAGTGACCGGGATATTGGAGGAGGCGAGCGCGACCTGGAAGCGGGTGAACTGATCAACAACTCCCTGGAGCGGCTGTCCGGTGCGAACAGCGATATCTGTCAGCGCGCCGAAAGTCTGCCGCGCCAGAGCAGGCATCCCCCCGAGTTGCAACTGGAGACGATTGAACGAGCCTTCCAGATCACTGATGCTGCTGAGAAAGCGACCCGTGACTGTCAGCCCTTGGATCGTCACCCATGCCGCTGCGTAGTTACGAATGGATCCTGCCGCCGATTCCCATGCCGATGACGATCGTTGGCCCGCCTGCTGAATGTTGGTCGCCGCATTCTGACTTGTCCGCTCCAGATTGGCGAGGCTGGTGTTCACCTTTGATATTGAACTCTCCAGCCCGTCAAGGCGGGCGGAGAAGGCGATTACGAGTTCTGCGCTTGCCATGACCGTTACCTTCTCGCCAGCCGCCGAAGTTCCGCCTGGATGGCCTGATCATAGGCCACGCGGATTGGACCCATAGCCTCTGACGCAGCCGCCGCCATGATGGGACGAACCGCCCGCCCGAAGAATGGATTGGCGGGGCCGACACCGCGATTGTGACCCGCTCGGGTCTGACGTCGGCCAGCCCCAGAGTTGATAATCGCGAAGTGCATCGCCCGCGGGGCCGAGGGGCCGAACGTCACCCCCCTGGTCTTGCGGCGAGCATTCCCTTTCAAGGCCGCTGCACGGCGAGTGGCCGAGTAGCGATAGGTGCTGCGCGCGCCGAACGCGATGGCCCTCGAGACATCCATCTTGTTGCGGGGGCGGCGCACTCTTGACGACTTGATGATCTTCCACAGCCGCGCCGACTCAGGCTTGCGCCTATACGGACTTCTGTCGCGCGGCGCCGCCGCCCTACCGGCCGCCGCCGCAAGCTGAGCGTTCTTCAGAACCCATCGGTCCATGATCTTCTTGACCACTCGATCAGGAAGGTCGCGAAGAACCTCCGCAAGCGCGGTCCGGTTTTCAATGACAGCGTTGCCAATCACGAAACCTTGCCTCCCATCTGGAGAATGAACATCCGTAGCTGATCGTCGGCAGCAATAGTCTCTTCGGCTTCTCGTTCGGCTTTCGCTACTTTGCCCTTGAGAAGATCTCGCAAAGAGTTTCTCACCACCATAAAATCTTCAACGCTAACAGGCTCCCTGTCTGGGCTCCGGTTGACATTGGCTACGACCGAAGAAATGAGAGCCCCCGCCAGATCCACACGCTCTGACAGGGGAGGCTCGGCAGCAAAGAACTCTTGCCAGTGAAGGAACTCCGCGAAGGACATAGTCTCCTCCAGTTCCCTGACTGTCTTCCCTAGGGCGACGGCGAGCCGGTGGAGGACTCGACGTTCTTTACCAAAGGGTCGGCGAGGAACTCATCCATGGCCGCTGCGATCTGATTGAAGATACGCAGCGGCAAATCACGAACGAACTCTTCGCCGACCTCCTGCCTGTTGGGATCGAGCAGCATCCCCGAGATCATCCCCAGAGCATAGGCGTCGCCCCCCTGGGCCATCTCCTTCTGCGCCCGAAGATGATCCCGGATACGAGGCTCCCGGAGGAAGTAGGTCTCGCCGTCAATCTCGATCTCCTGGATCTTGAGCATGACGACCTCTTACGCCAACGGGGGGAGATAGGTGGGCGCCTCGGAGATCTGGAAGGTCCCCGAGAACTTGACCGCCTGCTCCACGCCCTGCGGTCCGGCGGCGAACGAAGAAACGGTTCCGTCCATGATGCCGGTCTGTCCGCTCCGCGTCTTCCAGATCAGTGCCCGGTTGAGGCCGTCCTTCTGCGCAGCGATCAGCTCGAGCTGCCCGGCATCGGTCAGATCGAGAGGCCCGCCGAAGGTCGCGCTGCCCGCGCTGGAGAGACCGGCGACGTTCCGGCGCTCGGTATCGCACATCGTGGTGACGTCGACTTCACCCGGCTTCGAGGACTCGGAGCCGAACTCGGAGAAGCAAACCTCCACGAGGCTGACTGCACGAGCGGACGCGCTGGCGCCGACCGTGGAAGGAGCCGTATCCATCTCGGTGCTGACATCGACGACAATACGAGCGGGCAGAACGGCGGGGGTCGTCTCGGCAGGCAGAACGGCGGAGATGCGATGTGCCGTCTTGCTGTCAAGGGACCGCCAGCCCGAACCGGAAACGACGACGTAGCCGCCGACCACGGGGTTGGCGAGATCCGTCGCGAGCGTGGTCGTCTTCCCCCCTGCGAGGGTCTGCGTGACCGCCGTGATATCGCCGCTGACGGGAGCGGCCAGATGTTGCTCCAGTGAGAATACGGAGCCGATTGTCGATTCGCGTGCCATAGTCTATGGTCCTCCTCGGGTTTGATATCTGTAGTTGAGGGTAACTGTCAGACGATATACATCGCCGACAGCCTCCGGGTCCGGAACAGAAGGGCCGTCCACCGAATGGATCCAAATCGAGCCATCGCTATTATGCCACATTTCCCATGCCTTGACAACATCGGAGGCGGCCTGCGCGATATCCTGATCCGTAACACCAGAATAGGAAAGAAGCGCCACGATGGCGATTCCCTGTTCCTCGATCCACGGCCGCGAACCCATCGTGTCATGGACTCGCGTCGACGTGTCAAAGATGAACGTCCCCCAGATAGGGACATCCGTATCCTGGTCCGCTACGATCTGGTTAATCGTCGGGACATACGGAAGGTTCGGCGTCAGGATCGGCCATGCGGCGACCAGCGCGTTGCGAACCGCGATATTGCTCATCCTCGCACCCTTGCGATGTAGACCAGAGTCGCACCAGAGAGGGTCTCGGTGTGGACCTCCTCAATGGCCCTGGTGATGCCACGGATCTTCAAGCGATCAAACTGCACGGGGGGAACAGCGAGATCGCCTGCACGAATATAGACGATGAACGACGTCGTGTCAAACTCGTTCACCAGGGCGTTCGTCAGCGGGCTCTGGACAAGCGCCGTCAGGAAGACGGTCGCCGATCCAGGCTTTTGCGGGGTGAGTTCGACGGGCTCCCCATACTTGAGGATCGTCGCCTCGATTTCCTTTCTCACGACAGGATACTCCACTGTTCAAGCCTGCGGGGCACAAAGAGCCAGGAGTCCCCCCGCGCCCCGCAGACCCATGCCCTCCCTTGGGGGAGAGTCTTCATGGCGTCGCCGCCAAGATCCGCGGGTGCCGGTAGAAGTCCAGCACGTCCGCATATTGCTTCACCACAGCCGAGAGAACAGGGCTTCCCACGTTCTCAGTCAAGGCCGCGGCCGTCATGTAGTCAACGCGCAGGGCGCCAACCGTCACCGACTTCGTGGGCGAACCCAGGGTGTCGGTGGCCGAGGTCTCGACCCCCATCGCGAGAAGCTGGCGCTTGCCGAGCTCAAGCAACACGGACACGAGATCCACCGGCATCGTCTCGTAGCCAGCCTCGTAGGTGATTTCCAGCTGGAACCGAGGAAGGAACGGCCGATCAAAGAACATCACCCCCTGGCCCTTATTCAGCCGATAGTTCTCCATATCATCGGTCACGGACTTGATTTCCCTGACCGGAAACTCCCGCAAGCCGACTCTCTGGCCGGGGCAGTCGAAGATCTCGGAGTATTCCTGGAATACCAAGGATCGTCCGACATACTGCTGGATCACGCCCGAGGCGACCTTCAAGCTAAAGTCCACCATCGCTCCATCCGCATCGGTGGTGATGCCGAGAAGCGCCTTGTATTGGTCCAGCGTGATCAGCGGAGCCGAGGCGCTGCCGGGGACAGGAGATTGAAGGTCGCCAAGGGCGGTCATTGTCGTAATCCTCAGTTGCAGACCGAGCGGGTCCGTCGCTCCACGGCGGAGGTCGTGTCGCACCAGTCAGGACGACCCGAAACAGGCCGGGGACGATAGACCTCCACGGGTGTCACGGGGGCGGCGGAAGCCATGACCGCCGGGGGCGCCTGATCACCGAGACAGGGCTGGCCGATCCGGGCGCGTGCCTCGCGGACCTCAGCGGCGCCGCAGAGGATCTCCTGGGCGAGGGCAGGCTGTCCCATCTGGTGCGCGAGCACCGCCAGATTGCGACGTTCGCAGCCGGGATCGTTTCGCGACAAACCCAGGCTGAGTCCAAATCCAGCAACGGAGCCCCCCGCGCTTGCCCCGATGACGCAGGGATTGGCGCCGCCGAAGATCGCGGGTGCATGGGAGTCGGGAGTGTTGCGGATCGTGGCCGAGGTCGTGTATCGGCCGCCATAGGTGACGGTCTGATCCACTCGTGGGGGAGAGTTCCACGTCTGGTTGACGACAGCGGCCGAGCCGGACTGGGCGCCAGCCCCAGCGACGGAACTGGAACCGGAAGACGCTCCGGCATTGGACGACGTTGACTGCGCGACAGCCGGTGTCCGGGCCTGGGCGGAGATGCAGAGCAGACCCACGAGGAGCGCCCCGAAAAGATTCTTGATCATCTTTCTGTTATCCTGGGTTGAGAAAGAGGGACGAGGGGGGACGGAATATCCCCCCTCGCGGGCACGACACGAGGATCCTACGGGTGGGCGAAGATCGACCCATAGGAATACTGCGCGGAGCCCAGACCGGCGCTCGCGCCGAGGCTGCCGCCGCCCGCGTTCGCGCCAGCGGCCGAACCGGCGAGGCCGAGCGAAGCCGATCCCGAGAAGGCACCGCCCTGGGTCGAGTTCGTCTGCGTGTTCCCGGCTCCGGCCGCGCAGTTGTTCCCGTTGCAGGCCGCTCCGGCGACCGCCGCACCCTGGCCGGACGAGGTCTGGCTCGCACCCGCAACGCCGCCGGTGATGCCGGCGATCGCGGAGATGGAGCCGGACTGCGCGCCGGTCTGGGCCGCACCGGCCGAACCGGAGAAGGCGCCCGCCTGGACGGTGCCCTGGCCGATGCCGATTTCCGCGGCCGCGAGCGGCAGCGAGAAGGCAAGCGCGAGAAGCGCAAAGAGACTCTTCTTCATAGTGTCCTCCTGTGACCCATGAGGGTCGTTGCCACGCGGGGATATCCCGCGAGGTTCGTTATCTGCCCCTGGCCGCGCGGATCGTGGCCGCGTCGTAGTAGTGAGGGCAGAGATTGATGGTCAGACGCGAGTTCCCCCCTGTGGTCGCCGTAACAATCGGCGACTGATTGGAAAGCGTCTGCAGATATTCGGACAGCGTATCCGCTCCTGCCTGCGTCATCGGGCAAGCAATGACCGTCAGGTATCCGGTCCCGTTGTTCGTGGTTCGCACGATCGGCGGGCTTCCCTGATTGGCCGCCAGATTCGCGGCTGCCTGGACTGCCTGCTGCGTCGTGCAGCCTGCGATCAACAGAGGCAGAAGTAGGGCAAGGATCTTCACAGCGCGTTCTCCTGGACATTCAGGGCCACATGGTGAATGGACCCATCGTCCATATCGAAGATCAGCACGGTGCCCTCCAGCGTGATGGCCTTCACACCGACACCGTTCTTTCCAGACGGGCCAGCTTCTCCTCGTTCCCCCCTGGGGCCGATCTCGCCGTTCTTCCCCGGTCGGCCCTGTTTCGCCATGAGCCCCCATGCCGGACCGTCGCCCGGTGCGACGCCCTTGGAGAATGTCGCGCAGCAGAACCATGAGGCACCGTTCCAGGCGACAACATCGCCGTCCTCGTATTCCCGGTCCGGATCGTAGGTGCCGCACCAGATCAAGGACGGCACGCGGAAGCCGACTTCGTGCTTCGTCCCGTCGGTGAGTTCCAGCACCACGATCATGTCTCGGGGCGTGTCGCCATTGCCCAGATGGATATCCGAGATCCCTGCGGCCAGATTGCGCCAACGATCGTCCTTGCCCGGCTCCGCTCCCTCGGGGTCAGCCACGGCTGCCCAAAGACCGCCCTTGTGGACGACGCCCTCAGAAACCCCTGCCGTGCCCATGCCGGGGCGCCACGCTCTAACCGCTCGCAGGAGCCCTTCGGGACCAGCAGGACCGATATCGCCTTGCAATCCGCGTTCACCCTGTGGTCCCATTGGCCCCATAATACCTTCCGGACCAGGATCTCCTTGGACACCCTTCTCGCCCTGCGGGCCGCGCTCGCCCGGCTCCCCAGGTTCGCCCGAGGGACCGGTGAAGCCGCGCTCTCCGGGGGGTCCGGCTGGGCCAGCTTCACCGACAGGCCCCTGCTCTCCAGGCGTCCCAGGTTCCCCCTGCGGCCCCTGATCGCCTTGTGGACCCGGACCCCCGTCCTTCACCTCGCTGAGTTTCAACGCCAGTTCCTGACGAAGGCCGCGGACTGCCTCGACCTCCATGGTCAGGGACTTCAAGTCCTCGACCCGGTTCTCCAGCAGCCGGTTCCGGACATTCGCGAACTCCAGGTCCAGGACGGCACGCATCTTGAGTTCATGGTTCGCGACAAGCGCGTCCATTGCCCGGCCCGCCTCCTGCAAAGAAGCCGCCAAGACCTGAGCCCGCTCCTGAACCTGAGCGAGTTCGGCCTTGAACTCCGCAAGGAGTCCGGCGGTCTTCTCCGCGACATAGCCTCGCACAGAGGCCAGGAGGGCGCGATCTTTGTCAGACATCGAGGGGGCTCCTGATCAGCATGTCGAACTCCGAAAGGAGCTCCTCGTAGGACTTGCCTGCGTTCGGGTCTGCACCCGGATCAGGCGGCGGGGCGCCAAGATCCGCATTGGGATCAACGGGGGGTGTCTCGCTTGCGCCGGGGGCCGACGGAGCCGACGGAGCGGTCGGGGCAGCAGACGCGAAGGACAGCGGAACGACCTGCGCCTGGACACGGGGCTCGTCGCCGAACGCCACGGGAGGCAGACCCTCGCGGACGCGTGCCTCGTTGGGGGCGAAGATACCCCCCTGGACGCCGCGCACCAGACCTTCGATGCGCGTCTTGAAGTCGGTGCGAAGAAGCTGGTCCACGTCAAAGGCGATGAACTCGTCGGCAGGCAGATCAAACAGCTTGTCGAAGGCGAGTTCCAGGTGTTCCAGGATGTAGCCCAGACCCGTGCTGAGCCAATGGTTCACCAGCGTCTCCGTGGAGGAGTAGGTGGACCCCGTCATGTCGCCCACGATCGCCAACGGCACGCGGTAGACGCGAGCGATGTCGGCCACAGTCATCTTGTAGGACTCGATCAGCTGCGAGTCCACCGAACTGATGGACAACGCCTTCCATTCCAAGCCCCCCTGGAGTGCCGCGACCTTCCCCGATCCACCCTTCCCATACGCCTCGTTCCAGTCGGTCCGCAGCCGCTCAGCGACGTCAGGGGCCAGCTTGCCGGGCGACGACAGATAGCCGGAGGGACGGGACATGTTGTTGAAGAACGAGGACATGTGAGCCACGACCGCATTGCCTGCGGACACGGACATCGCCGCCGCGACGATCGGGCTTTCCCCAATCAACGGGTGACGCGGCGTGTTCATCCGCAGATGCAGCACATAGTTCGACGGCCAGAAGTCCTCGATCGGGGGCTCGGGGATCATCGGTCCTTCGTTGAAGGTGTAGAAGACCGAGTTGTCCTCTGCCACATACGGGATCCCCGTGCGCGGCGGGCAGGGATTGAGGCTCGTGATCTCGTTGCGGAGGTTCCGCTCCACGACCGCATAGCCATTTCCGGTCAACAACTCGTTGCGAAGCAGATTCATGATGAAGTCTGCTCGTGTCTGGTAATCGTTCGGCTTACGCAGAACGCGCGACGCGGCGCTGGTCTTGATCTTGACCTGTTCGCCGGTCGGGAGTTCCTTCCAGTGGTAGATCGGCAGCGAGGCGATCGTCTGGGAGATCGCGCCAACGCAAGCCTCTACCGTCGCATTCCCATCTGAGTATGGGAGGCGATAGCCCTGCTGGAACCAGGACTGAGGCCAGTCGCTCGGCGGCGTGAAGCCCCATCCCCCCGGTGCAAACGGGGCGAAGGTCCTTGCGACCGCAGAGCCGACTCTCGCCAGGATGCCCATGTCTAAACCCTCAGGCTGTCGCGTTGCGTGGGCGATGGGATCGGGCAATCACCCGACGAGGGGTAGCAACGGGGGGCCGCATGTTGCGGTCAAGATACTCCCCACGGCTTCGGCGGTTCAGGTCCTCCTCTTCGGCGGCCTTCATCGCTCGATCGAACGCTTCTGGATCATCCATGTCCAGAAGCCAGCGCGGAGTCTGGGGCTTCTTGCTCACGGCGCCGCCTCAACCGGTCCGACGTAGTTCGACGAAACGAACGGGGACCATCCGGTCGCATTGTCGGTCCGGACACTCACCGTGATGAAGTTTCCCTCGTCGTTCGCACCCGGAGTGTAGAGTCCATTCGGTTCTGGAACCCCCCTGGGAGTGCCGTTGCTGAACCATTGGAACTCCCATCGCGCGGAGATATCGGTGTGCGCCCATGTCCCGCCCGTGCTGATCATCTGAGCGCCGACAACCGGAAGATTGGGGGCTTCCCGAACAGTGAGGACAGGAGGCGTGATGTTCGTGGGGACGGGCAGCGGAGAAGGGAACGTCATGTTGGAGAGATTCTGTCCCTCCAGCGACACATCGGTTCCAGCGGCGATCAGTGGCGCGGAGGCGACATGTGGCATGTAGCGGATTTCGTGCGGGCGCGCCGAACCGTCAAGCCCGAGAACGATATCGTCCCCGAGGTTGCCCATGTCCGTCAGCCATTGCGGGTTCGCCATCGTTATTCTCCAAGCCTATGAGGACAGATCACGACTCGGCGACCACGGGGCCGATCGCGTTGGAAGGCGCCGTTGTCTGGCCGCCAGCGTTGATCGCGGTGACACTCAGCGTGATCATCTTTCCGATCTGGTCGGCTGCGAGAACCAGCGGAGCGATGAAGCCGGTTCCGGGGGGCGCGCCTGGGACAGGAGCTCCATCCTGGTGCCAGACGGTAGCATAGTCGGTGATGCTGGGATCTCCCCACTCACCGATCGCTGCAAGGGAAAGAGAACTCCCGACCTCCGGAGTTCCCGAAATGCGGGGCGCCTGGGATGGAAGAGCAGGCGGCGGAGGGCCGAACGTCATGTTGGAGAGATTCTGTCCCTCCAGCGACACATCTGTCCCAGCGGCGATCAGCGGCGCGGAAGCGGCGTGCGGCATGAAGCGGATTTCGTGCGGGCGCGTCGAACCGTCAAGCCCAAGGACAATGTCGTCCCCGAGGTTGCCCATGTCCGTCAGCCATTGCGGGTTCGCCATCAGGAGTATCTCCTAGGACAAGAGGGTGGAGGGGGGCCGAAACCCCCCTCCGTTGATCACCACGCCACGCCGGTCACGGTCTGCACCGCGCCCGGACGACGCAGAACCCAGGTCATGTCCCACAGCAGCCGGAGCGCGAGGCTCGCCGTCTGGAACATGGACCGCTGCGGCGTCGCCACGACGGCCGATCCTTGGGCACCCGTCGCCAGCGGCAGCGGAGCCGAGCTCTCCATGTGGAGGGTCGCCTGCTCGGAGACGTCCACCGTCGGCACCGGATCGTAGGCGGCCGCGAGGTGCGAACCGTCGACCAGGAACACGACCGAGGACGGCACGATCGTGCTGGACAGCACCGGGATGCCGAGCAGACGGCCGGTCGCCAGTTCGTCGCGGAACATGAACGAGCCCGCCGCATTCGTGACCAGCCGCAGGCTGAGCAGACGCGACGTGTTCATGATCCACACCGGGCGGCCGCCCATGTTGCGCGACGTCATGCCGTCGATCGCGTTCCGCAGGTCCGTGATGATGTCGGCCAGCGTCGTTCCGGCGGAGGCTCGGGTGTCCTGGCCGGTTGCCATCGTCTGCAGCCCCTGGGGACGGATGCCGACCACGGCCGGGTTGTTGTCCAGGTAGATGGCATCGATCGTCTCGCGGGTATCGCCGACCATCATGCTGCGGAGCAGCGGTTCCGCGGCCGGGGTGGACATCGCCGCCAGTTCGCGCGTCAACGTGGTGATCACGCCCAGCTTGTGCGGGGTGAGCAGAACGCTGGCGAACAGAGCCTGCTTGACGGGGATCGGCGCGCCTTCACCGACGAACCCGCCGGCGAGGTCGTTGGTCGCTCCGCGGCCCGGCAGCTTGATGTTCGAACCCGCGAAGGAGAACGAGTCCTGCGGCATGTTGAAGAAGATGGACTCGGGCCGCAGGTTGTTCATGAAGCTGCCCATCGTGTCGCCCACGAGTTCGGCCGCCCATCCGGTGACGGTCGTCTCGGCCGGGCTGGTCGCGGCGCGGGCCACGACTTCCAGATCACGCGCACCGGCGAAATCGCGGCGGATGATCTCGTCCAGCGCCTTGTGCTCCACGTGGGCGCGGATCGCAGCGAGCGCGGCGCGGGTGAAGAGATCACCGTTGCTGCGGGCCTTGATGATGCCCGGAGCCGAACGGGTCCCCCCGGCCGGAGTGGCCGACGCGGCGAGGGCCGCCTGGGCGCGCTTGAGGCTCTCGATGCTCTTGTTCGCGACATCGATCTGGCCGGACAGTTCGTCCATGGCGACGATGTCCTCGTCGGTCTGGGCTTCCTTCTCCGTGATGGCGGTGAGGGCATCCTTGTGCTTGGTCAGTTCGGCCTCGGCGGCCGCAATCCGCTCAGCGAGCGTCATTTTCGTATTCCTTGTGGATGAGGGTGGGGTGGTCCGGGCTGGCGGCCCTGATTTCCGCTCGCGAAAGATCGGGTCTTCCATGCCGGGCGGGCTGAAGAACCGAGCGAGATCGGTTGCGGACATTCCCTTGGCCTGGGCCAGAGCGAGCGCTTCGGGCTGCGCGGGCACGGACACAACGGAAATCTCGAGGAGGTCCACCTTGGTGAACCGATAGCCCCCCGTGGACTGCCCCTTGGCGTCCTTGATGGGCTCGTATTCGATGGGCAGGAAGCCGACGCTGACCGCGCGCAGAATGCGCTGCTCGATCAACGCGCGGACCATGTCTGCCGTGGCGTTCGTGCCGAGGGCGGCGAGTTTCAGCTTGGCGACCAGCTTCCCGGCCTCGACCTTGATGTTCTCCCACACGCCGATCGGCGCCTCGTGGTTGTGCATCCAGAGCGCGATGGGATTCTTGCGGAAATCCGCCAGCTTCCATCCGTTCTGGTCGATGACGTCACCCATACGATCCACAGCATCGGTTGATGCCACGAAGGTGAACGGATCGGCCTCCGACTGGAGGGCTTTGGTGAAGCGAATGGTCATGAGACGGCCCTCTGATGACGGGATTTCATGCGTAGCATGATAGCACAGGACCTATGTCGGTGACAACCCCTATTATAGGATCAAAATAGAGGATTCGGCACTCTCGATGCCGTCCGCCATTTCTTTGACGCGCAACGACATAGCCATCGCTACGAACCCGTCAATTCGGGCAGTCGGCGAGGACTTGTCGAACTTTCTATTCCCTGCCGGATCGCGTATGACCTTGACGTTGTTCGCGTTCCATTTCAGGACAGGGTGATTGTCGTGGGCGAAAGTCACGTTCAGCACCGCATTCTCAATCGCATCCACCATCAACGAGCCGTCCTTGAAACCCTGGCCGATCGGCAGCATAGGGATCTCGATACCGAACTCGTCGAACCATGTCTTCATGACATCGATGCGCCAACGGTCAAAGCCGATCACGCGGATGTTGTAGAGCGCAGACAGCTCGGCGATCCGCTTGGCAACGAAGCGGAAATCAATGGCGTTGCCGGGGACAGCCTCCAGATAGCCGAGTTCAGCCCACTTCTCGTAGGGCACGCGATCGCGCTTCGTTCGCTCCCCCAGCGTGTTCTCCGGCGTCCAGAAGAACGGGACGACCTCGTAGGGGGGATCATCAAAGGACAGCACGAACGCCGTCAAGTCCACCTTAGAGGACAAGTCAAGCCCTGCCGTGCAGGAGCGACCCTCGAGAGTGTCGTAGTCAATGGGCTTGTAGCACCGTGCCCACACGACCTCATCGATGAACGTAGACGACATCGCGACTCGCTGGTTCAGGTAGAGATTCCTGAACGAGTTCATCATCGTCGGAAGCATCCGGGCACGAGTCGCATACTGCCGCATCTCGTCCATGCTGCGGAAATCGCCGAGGGCCGGGTTCGCCAGCTTCCACAGCTTCTCGTTGAATGGGTCGGCCTCCTGGGGGACGGAGTATTCCGTCAGGTGGAACGTAGGATCCACGATCTCCTTCTTCTTAATCTGCCGCCCATAGTCAATGAGTTCGCTCAGCACCGCTGCGTCTTCGGCAGCCTGGGTGCTGATAATAAGCGCGAGCGGTTCTTTCTGCGCGCCCATGCTCGTGGTCATAACGTCAAACATCGCGCGGTCGGTGCCGAACTGCGAGAACTCATCGAAGAGCACGAAGTTCGGGTTCAAGCCGTGCTTGGAGCGCGACTCGTTAGACAGGGCGCGGAACACGCTGCTGGAGAACCGACACGTCGCCCTCTTCGTGCTGTCCGTGAGGATCACACGAGAGGACAGATCCTCGTCCTGCATGACCATGCTCATCACGATGCGGAACGCCAGAGCGGCCTGACCGACGTCAAAGGCGACGCTGAATAGCTGGCCGTTCCAGACCGCGCATGGTCCCGTTAGGTGAGCGAGGATCAGCCCCCCTGCAAGGCTCGTTTTCCCGTTCTTGCGGGCGAGCGTCCATATGGCTTGGCGAACAGCCCGAACATCCTGTCCCTTCTCGTTGATCCGCCTGGGGCCATAGACCCCCCGGATCATGTCCTTCTGCCAGTCGCGCAGGTTGATAAGCTGACCCGCGTCTGGGCCATCGGGGACCTTGAGGGTCTCGATGAAGGCGATCATCTTCTCGTCGATCGGCATCTCCGCCTGGACCCTCTCTTTCTTCACCTGGGCGGCGGTCTTGGGTCTCTGCGCGGTGGTGACCAGGGCCTCGGTCGCCATGCTCATGACAGATGCAAGATCGGAAGGCTTGACCTTCTTCTCCTGGGGAAAGAAGGCTTCCGGCTTCTTGCGCCGAATGATTGTCTTACCGGCCAGCATAGGTCAACCCCGCTCGCGGAGCCGCGCCAGACGCACCCGCTTCCTTGCCTTGTTTCTGTTGATCCGTCACTCGCTGTTCTGCTCTAGCACGCAGCTTCATGGATATCAGCGTGACGGTATCCAGGCTCAGGTGCTTCTCCATGCGGAACAGTATCCGCTGGGATCTTTCAAATCTGGCCTGGGTAATGCTGTCGTCGGGATCGATCTCCATCATATCACTGAGATTCATCGTGCGTTCAAGGGCTCGCACATACATGATCATCAGCGGGATATGTCGCGCTCGGAAGAAATCCAGCGAGATATCTGACAGCGCGGCGACCCAGATGTTGGTCTGCATCGGGGTCAAGAAATCTGGTGCTGGAAAGCTGCTCAACGCGGGAACGTTGTAGCTGATGCTCCCAGACTTGCTCTGCTTGATAACGGTGCCCCGATTCGGGGCGGCGTTACCGACTTGCATAGATCTCGCACTCATTGGGTCTTCCTCAGGAACTTGGCTCGGGCAGACGTCCCAAGCTGGCGGGGTCCCGGTGCAGGGGAGATGACTCGGCCCGGGACATGCCGAGATCCATCTACGTTGATGGCCGCACGATCATCGATGTTTCCGTGGCGCTCGCGACCACTCTTGGCGTCGTGGCAAGTTTTGCAGATAGGCTGGAGGTTATCATCATCGTGCCCCCCGCCGCGCGCCCGTGGGATGATGTGATCAACCATGGTCGCCTCCGTTCTATATCCTAGAACGGCGCAAGGCCGACATAGCGGCTCGCGTGACAACAACTCTTTTCGGCGTGAAATCCAGCGCGGGTCGCTCTTTAGCAAGTGCGGGACGCGATTGTTGTATGTTGACATGGTCTCCTGTCCATCTCTTCATCAACGACGGTATGTCATCAAGATCGTAGTAAGGCGAGCCGAGGCAGTTGGTCTTTGCGCGCTCCCGCAGAACCTTGGGATGTATCACCCAGAACTTCCGTGGATTAGACGGGTCTTGGGCGAGTAGCCGGACAATCCCCCCTCGGGCGTGGTGATCTTCTGCCCAGGAGATCTGCGTTGCGCGCACCTTGATCGTCTTTTGAAGCCCTTTGGCGACCTTGAGTTCTAGCCAGATATGCTCGGCGACATCCGTCCGCACAAGGACATCCGGCCATCCATCTGAGGACGTGTTCTCAATCCGATCGATCGCTGCCCCGGTCTTCAAGACCCTGGTTTTGATCCTCTCGTAGAATCGCTGCTCATTCTCCGTGTGCATACTCCCTATGATGGCACACGGAGGGGCTCTGAGACAAGCCTAGCCTGCGCCATGCGGTAAACACATGGCAGGGGCGCAGTTAGAGCATATCTTGGGGGCTAATCTAGCTTGCCTGGGCGTTCTCCTGTGCTAGTTTGGGGTTGCGGCCAATGGGGGCCGCGACAGGAGTCACAAAATGCCGTCTAATCGCAACAAGGGACGTTCCCCGTTACAGCGCGCCGTGCGCCTGGGACGTTCGGTCTTCGCCGACTGTGTCCGCAATCAGGCCGATGTCAAGGCCGCGTTCTACTCCGCGGTTCGCGCCTGCAACCGATTCGGGTTGAACGTGGAGCAGAAGTGCTTGCTGATGGAGGCCATCGCGGGCAGCATCCGCGTGGGAGCTCTCGTGGAGATCGAATACGACCGAGACGCAAAGGAGCGCGAGTTCATCTACACCGCGAAGTCGTTCCTCAGCAGAAAGGAGGACTAGACCATGGATATCATCAGCCTCATCCTAGGCATCTCCATTATGATCCTGTTCGGGTTCGTGTGGGTGATCGTCGCACTCTGGTGGATCATCATCCCGGTGATCATCATCGTCATCTTGGTGAAGATCAAGAATCAGGGAGGCCGCCGGTGAGCACTTACGTCATGGATCGCGCCAAGCGCAAGCGGAAACGCGATCTCTACATGCGGGCGCTGCGGGCGCTGAACTCCTACAACGAGGCGGTCCGAGAAATGCAGACACTGATGGAAGATCTGGTGTTCGACATCGATCACCTGGATAAGTCCCACATGCGAAATCTGCGGGGCGTTCAGTCCCGCGTCAAGCTGATCTCGGAGAAGCCTCTCCGGGACTTTGTCGACCTCCCGGAGGAAGTGTGATGATCTACCCGCCCATCCCCATCAACCTGGATCCGTTGCTGGATCGCATCGAGGCTCAGGAATCCATCGCTCTGGATGGCGAGCAGTCCGGAACCCCCCGCGAGCATTGGGCCGAGTGCCTGCTCTCGCTGGAGCCGGCCGAAGTCCTGATCGTGGAGGCCATGGAGCCACTAGATCTCGGCGTCTTCCTCTTTGAAGACTACGAGGAACTCCCAAATCACCCGCACACGGGCATCCTGGCGAAGATTGACCAGGTGCTGATCAACATCGAGGCAAGGATCATGCGAAACTCCGACTTCGCCAACCGGCTCCACATGATGGAGGCCAAGGCGCTCGGCCCGGCAGTCGGCCCCAGCGACGTCGTGTGCTGGACTCAGTTCCTGTGCGCCCTGTCGCCCGAGGATCAACTGGTCCTGGCCTCGTTCTCCGATGACATCTTGGAGAACATGCTCCTGGCTCCCGAGAATGAGTATCGCGGGCAGGCCGACGAGTTCTACGCCAGGATCCGGGCGGCCATGGAGAGTGTGGAGGGGTGGGGTTAGAGCCCCCCTGGGCGCACTTCGCGCTTGCAATCCCCGTGGGTTGTGCTATGTTGGCTTGCGGCCAATGGGGGCCGCGAGATAGGAGTCGCCATCATGGCATTGAGACCGAACTTCGAGACCTGGAAACAGGAAGTCGCCAAGCTGATGTTCCACCGGCTTGGCCTGCACCCCGACGATCTGCCCGACTGGACGTATCGCGCAGCCTGGGAGGAGGGGATGTCTCCCCGCACGGCTTGCGCCAAGGCGATCAAGGCCGCCAAGAAGGAGATGGGGGTATGAGCGAGTTGAAAATGCTGGCGGCCCGCGTGGCCCGGCTGATGCAACAGAATCCGCACAACGGAGATCGTGA